AAAAAGAAAAAGTCCTGTATTCCTTGAGAATACAGGACTTTTTGCTGGTCCGAGTGAGAAGATTCGAACTTCCGGCCTCTTGAACCCCATTCATACGAAAATGTAGTGTTTTCAATGCTTTGCTGGTTTGGAGTTTGAAACGAGTTTGAAATAGGATTTTCTAAATTGCGTCCGTTATCTTCCGCAGGTCATCCAGATCCACGTCTTGATAATAGCGCGTCATGGAGATGTCGGTGTGACCGATCAGCTCCAGCATATCCTTTTCAGGTGCTTTGATGCGCTTGGCCAGCGTTGCAAACGTGTGGCGGCAGGAGTGCGGCGTGTACTTATGGCGTTTGACGCCACCAGCCACTTCCACGATCGGATTGTCAATGCCGGCGGCTTCGAGCGCCGGATAAAATGCGCGGTCCGTAAAAGCGCGCAGCGTCCAGGCGTTCCCGGCATCATCGCAAAACAGCGCGCCGCTGATGCGATCGCCTGCAGCACGGTCTACAAGGCGCTGGATCTTCGGGGACACGGTGACGGTACGGCCTTTTCCGGCTGCGGTCTTCGCGCCGCCGACCAGACAGTGCTGCGCGCGGTTATAATTCTGCACGTCCAGCCCAAGAAATTCGCTTGGCCGGAAGCCCAGGTAGATCATGCAGTACACATAGTCTGCATATGGCACGACACCGACGGCCTGCCGGATCTTTTCGATTTCAATGTCCGTGAACGACGGACGGTGCGCGGCAGCTTCGCCTTTGACGGACAAAAACTGCGCCAGATTCAGGTTCTCCGGGATCAGGTGACGCGGGATGCCGTACTTATACATCAGGCCGCAGGTGGCGCGCATATTTTCCTTGGTGCGCTTTCCACGTGGGCATTCGTCGATACAGTCCTGCAGGTCGTCAATATCCACGTCAGATATTTTCATCATCCAGATCGGCGAAAAATATTTGATGGCGGCGCGGTAGCAGCCGAGCGTGGAATCGTCCGCCTTATGCGTGGGAAACCATGCATCATACAATTCCTTAAACGTTGGATCGCGGCGCTTTGCCTGCGCCTTTTTCAGATCCGGGAGCGCCGCGAGCGCCTCCTTCTTCGTGGTAAATCCGCACCTGGTCCGCGTCTTGCGATGCACGCTGCCGTCCGACTGCACGATATACCCCAGCGTCACACTGGCGCGCCATGTGCCGTTCGCGGCCTTATACACGTATCCCTGCCCGTTTCCGCGCTTTTTTCGGCGTGTGACGGGCGTTTGCGGCTTCCCGCAGGTGCAGCAGAACCGGCTGCCGTCCGGGATCTGCGCGCCGCATTTTTTACATTGCATTTTTTATCCCCCTATGATACCATAAAGGGGCAGTTACCCCTTTAATTGCGATTGGTGGTTTTCTGCGCGGCCGTCTCGGTGTTCCAGCACCGGGGCGGCTTTTTTATTAAGCGATAATCGCAAAGGCGATGGCGAGCGGCACATACATGAGATAAAAGCATCTATGATAGAGCTTTAACTGCTCTTCCATGGCTTGTATGCGCGCATCAATTTTATAAAACGCTCTCTGAGATTCTTTTTCGAGCCACTTCTTCCGATCCGGCAATGGAAGCGGCAGGCCAAAATCGTCTTTCGGCTCAGGGATACGGTGCTGCCTCTTTGCATCTGGTTCTTCCTCGTAGTCAAAGCCGTGCCACGGGATATCAAAATGAAAGTACCCGCGCTTGATGAGCGCGTTCGCCTCGAAAAACATGGCAAAAAACAGCGCAACTGACGCAGCCAAAAAGACATAAAGCAGGATGCCTTTTACGGAGTCCGGGACCAGCTTTTTGCACACTGCGGCGGAGAAAGCGGCGCAGCCGAGCAAGCACGCAGGCCACTGGGAGTTCTCCTCAGCCTCCTGTACAAAGGACGTAAGCCTTTTGAGGCGCACACATCGATGCAAAAGCCAGAAGTAGTCGTCCGAAAAAACATCGTATTCCGAGAGACGTGGCAGCTCAAAATCCTTGTCCAGGTCAATATGGATCTCTCCGGCGCGGTAGAGGAACGCGCAGACGAATGCGGAGAGCGCTACGGCGCAGAGCGTGAGAACAATAGGCAGTACCATCCACCACATCAAGACCACACCTTTCAAATGTTTTCGCTTAATTTTACCATGCAGCGCAGTAGATGTCCACTGGATTCTGTTGTAGTTTTTGGGCGAAGTCTCAGTAAGCGGCAAAAAGTGTGCCGTATGCGGGACATTTGCAACACGCAGGCAAAAAAACGTGGTAATATTGCTGAAAATGAAAAACTATGTGCGAGAATATCGGGAATACTATGGTGTCAGTTTGCGCTGGCTTGCGAGAAAGGTGGGGTGCGGAGCGAGCACGCTCAGTGCAGTTGAGAGAGGGGAGCGCGTCCCCGGTGTGTATCTGGCGCTGCGGATCGCAAAGGCGCTGGGGACGTCTGTCAGCGACCTATGGGGAAAGGAGTAGTTGTGGAAAAGCGAGACTATATAATAGAGTGCATCATCGCATTGCTTCGGTGCTTGCCGGAAGGAAAACTGATGACAGTGCTCTCGTTTGTAGAAAATATGTAATGGAAAAGGAAGGCGCGGCTCAACCGTTGCCTTCCTTTTTTGTGGCGTCTGCTACTTGTGCGACGAATGTTTCCACAACAGGCCACATCTCGTCCGGGAGATCTGCCATTGTACGGAGGACACGCTTTTGCGCGCAGTCACCGCGATTGAGAGCTTTTGCAACAAACGAAGAAATAATACCGTCGTCATCCTGCGGTGCGTCATCAATCAGATAAGAGACAGGGACATCAAAAAGCTGCGCGATGGCCTTTACCTTTGATGCGGGGATATCATCAACGCGGCCACATTCCCACTTGCTTACCGCATTCTTTTTTACACCCAGGCGTTCCCCGAACTGCGTCTGCGTAAGCCCGAGCAGCGTTCTGTGATATTTGATTTTTTCGCCAATCGTCATTGCCGTTTTCCTTTCATAACATCGTATCTTAATAATAACACAAAAAATTTGAAAGTCAACAAAAAGTATCTTGACAAGGTGAGAAAAATGCGTATAATGAAAGTATCCTGAAAAGGTGAATCTCAAAGCGCGGAGGTGATACTATGCAGGCGAATATGTTGAAGGGAAAACTTACCGAAAACGGGATGACCCAAGCGAATGCAGCCGAAAGAATCGGGATCAGTCTAAGCCGATTTAACGCGAAGCTCAACGAAACGCGAGGCGCGGAGTTTTCGCTCGGCGAGGTTTTGGCGCTGAAGAACGTTTTGAATCTCAGCCCGGAACAGATCGACCAAATTTTTTTCACCTGAAAGTATCTTGAAAAGGTGAATTACGTCGGTTACTTGCGCTTTTCTTTGATCCGGTCGATCAAGGCGCGAATCGGCGCGACAACGGAAAAATGCACAGGAAAAGGAGGAAGGCACGATGACACTGGAAGAACTGGCCGCGAAGCCGTCGGAGATCCTGACGTGCGCGGACGTGGCCCCGCTGCTGGCCTGCAGCGCGTGGACGCTGCACGAGCAGGCTATGGAGAACCCATACGCGCTGGGCTTCCCGGTGATCGTCGCAAAGCGGCGGGTGAAGATCCCGAAGCGGGCGTTCATCCGCTTTATGCGCGGCGAAATGGAGGGAGAGAGGACATGAAGGTATTCGGAGACCCGCGTGCGCGGGCAAAGGCGCGCAGATACATCGTGTGGTGCGCGGAGGACGTGCTGTTCTGCACGGGGCTGTTCGGCGGCATCGCGCTGGCCGGGTGGGTGTTTCACGTGATCTTCACGGCGCTGGGGGTGGCGTGATGGAGCACCTGAACATCGAACCGCCGGTTGAACCGCCGGCCTACACCTGCCCGCGCTGCCCGGTGTGCGGCGAGGAGGCGGACAGCTACTACAAGGACAAGTGGGGCAACATTGTCGGCTGCCCGGAATGCGTGCAGGAGGTAACATCGTGGGAGACGTGAGCGGCGACATCTACATCCACGGAGGGCTGCCGCAGAGCCGATACTGCAGCACGTGCGCGCATTATCAGACGCTTTCCGGCAGTAGCATCGGCGGCAACTGCGGCGGCAGCGCGCGAGCGTGTCTGTACATACTCGATACCGGACACCGGCGCGGATGCCCGCCGGGATACGGATGCCCGAAGCACACCACGCCGGAAGCATTCGCCAAAACGCCGCACGGGAGCGAGATCATGCGTATGCGTATGCGCAGCGCAGGCGGCGGCGCGAAGAACAGAGGGAGGAGAAAACGGAGATGATCACGAAGACGACGACCGTCGGCATGACGGACGAGCAATGGCACGCCGAGCGGCGCAAGAGCATCGGCGGCAGCGACGCCGGGACGATCCTCGGGCTGAACAAATACAGCTCGCCCTACGCGCTTTGGGCCGAGAAGACCGGCCGCGTGACACCGGAGGACATCAGCGACCGCGAGGCGGTGCGGCTGGGACACGACCTGGAGGACTATGTGGCAAAGCGTTTCGCCGAGGCGACCGGAAAGCGGGTGCGGCGGGAAAACCACTTCCTCGTTAACAGCGACTATCCCTTCGCGCACGCGCTGCCGGACCGCATGGTGATCGGCGAAAATGCGGGGCTGGAATGCAAGACAACCTCCAGCTTCGAGATCCCGAAGCAGTGTGCCGAGGGTGAATTCCCGGCGGTGTGGTACTGCCAGATCATGCACTACATGATGGTGACGGGCGCACCGGTATGGTATCTGGCGGTGCTGTGCTTTGGGCGGGGATTTTACTGGTTTCGCGTGGAGCGCGACGAGGGCGAAATTTCGGCTCTGGCGGCTGCCGAGCAGGAGTTTTGGCAGTATGTACGGAGCGGGACAGAACCGCCTGTGGACGGAACGGACGCGACAGCGGAGGCACTGCGCACGCTCTATCCCGACAGCAGGGACGGCGAGACGTGCGACCTCGGTGCGGTGCAGTCAGCCGTGCGCAGCTACACGGCGCTCGGCGAGCAGATCGACGAGCTCAAGCGGCTGCAGGCGGAGCAGGCGGCGACCATCCAGCAGTTTATGGGCACGGCGGAGAAGGGACTGTGCGGCGATGTGGCGATCACATGGAAGACGCAGCAGCGCAGCACCTTCGACCGCAAAAAATGGGAGGCGGCGCACGGAGCGATCCCGCGCGAATACTTCAAGACGTCGCAGGCGCGGCCGTTTCGGGTGATGTGCCGATGACGCCGTCGACACCATGCAGGGAGTGCCCTGCCCGGTATCCCGGATGCCACGCACGCTGTGACCGCTACGCCGCATTCCGGCGCGGGATGGACGCGAAAATCACGAAAAACGAGAATATGTGAAAAAACAACCATAAAAAAGAAAAGGGGAAAACACATGAACAGACAGGGAAACACGGTTCAGATCAGCCCTGAGCGGCTGCGCCTGTTTTGCAGCAAGAACGGCGGCCAAACGGTCGTGAGCGAGACTCTGGGCTACGGTAAAAGCTTCATCAGCAACGCGCTGCACTCCGGGAAGATGAGCCGGGCGGCGAACAAACTGCTGGCAGCCACATATGGCATCCCGGAAAACTTTTTCCTCGCGCCGGATCCTCCGAAAACGGCACAGCCGCCGGAGCCGAAGGCCGCGCCGCAGGCGAAACAGATGGGATACGCACTGCGGCTGCAGGCGACGGACAAGCAGGTATTCCTGCTGCTGGAACACGACGGCGAGAAGGTCGGCAGCGCGTACTCGAAGCGCAAAGACGGCAGCGAGCTGGCGCTGACGCAGGCGATCAGCTACGCGGCACACATGATCTACAAATTCTGCGAAAAAAAAACGCTGCAGGAATCTATGGAGGGTAAGTAAACATGGAAAAGAATCTGATCCAGAAGCAGGGCGGCCAGATGAGCGCCGCGAAGGCCGAGAAGAAGACGATGCAGGCATACATCAAGGCGATGGAGCCCGCGATCAAGAAAGCGCTGCCGAGCGTGATCACGCCGGAGCGGTTCACGCGCATGGTGCTCTCGGCGCTGTCGTCCACGCCGAAGCTGGCCGAGTGCTCTCCGCAGTCGTTTCTCGCGGCGATGATGACTGCGGCACAGCTGGGCGTGGAGCCGAACACGGCGCTGGGGCAGGCGTACCTGCTGCCGTACCGCAACCACGGGCAGATGGAGTGCCAGTTCCAGCTCGGCTACAAGGGCCTGATTGACCTGGCATACCGCAGCGGCGAGGTGAGCGTGATCCAGGCGCACACGGTGTACGAGAACGATGTGTTCGAGTACGAGCTTGGCATGGACCCGAAGCTGCGGCACGTACCGGCAAAGGCCGACCGCGGTGAGGCCGTCGCCTACTACGCGATGTTCAAGACCAAGGACGGCGGCTACGGCTTCGAGGTGATGAGCGTGGACGATGTGCAGCGGCACGCGCAGCGCTACAGCAAGAGCTACGGGAGCGGCTCGAGCCCGTGGAGGTCCAACTTCGACGAGATGGCCAAAAAGACCGTGCTCAAGCGCGCGCTGAAGTATGCGCCGCTGAAGTCTGACTTTGTGCGCGGTGTGGCGCAGGACGAGACGATCAAGGCCGAGCTGAGCGACGAGATGTACGCCGTTCCGGACGAGACGGTCTTCGAGGCCGAAGGCGAGGAGATCGACAGCACGGCCGTGGACGCGGAAACGGGCGAGGTAATCAACAATGCTGAATAAGATCGTGATCATGGGCCGCCTGACGCGCGACCCGGAGATGCGCCAGACCGGGAGCGGGACGTCGGTGACGTCCTTCTCCCTCGCGGTCGAGCGGGACTACAGCGGCAGGGACGGCGGCGAGAAGCAGACGGATTTTATCGACGTTGTGGCATGGCGGCACACGGCGGAGTTCGTCGACAAATACTTCGCCAAGGGCGATATGGCCGCCGTGAGCGGCCGCCTGCAGATCCGCGACTGGACGGACAAGGACGGTAACAAACGCCGCAGCTCCGAGGTCGTGGCGGACAGCGTATACTTCGGCGGAAGCAAGCGCAGAGAGACGGACGCAGCGCCTGCTGCATACGATGCGCGTCCGGTCGCCGTGCAGCCGACGGACGCGGACATGGAGCGGCTCGACGAGCTGGTGAGCGCATACGACAACGTCGCATACGCTGACGACATCGACGGCGGAGACCTGCCGTATTAAGGGGGAAACAGCATGGCATGGATCGAGCTGCACCAGACGCTGCCGACGAACCGCAAGACGATGCGCTTCAAGCGGCTGCTGAAGATCAAGACGCCGCAGGCCGTCGGCCATATGTGTATGCTGTGGCTCTGGGCGATCGACAACGCGCCGGACGGGGATCTGTCTCCGTTCGGCGCGGACGAGATCGCGGAGGCCGGCGGCTACACGGGCAAAGACCCGCACGCATTTGTGGACGCACTGGTCGGAGCAGGGTTCGTGGACGACGACGGCACATCCCTGATGATCCACGAGTGGTATGACTACGTCGGCAATCTGGTGGACAAGCGCGCGATCACCAAGGCGCAGAACCGCGAACGCGCGCAGAGATACCGCGACAAGCGCAAGCAAATGAGCGTGACGGAAAGCGTGACGGAGCGTGACGATGTAACGCGGCGTAACGCTGACGTAACGCGTGACGCGAGCGAACGCGCTGCGTTACGTAACGCTGACGTAACGACCCTATACAGTACCGTACAGTACAGTACCAATACAGTACCCTGTATATCTGAAGAAAGAAAGGTAAAAGAAAGAAGCCCGGAGGTGCAGCCTGCGACCGACGTGACGCCGACGGAAGCTGTCCGGCCTGACGTGCTGGAAACAAAAAACAGATTGATCGTGCAGGCGGATATGCCGAAGGGCCGGAAGCTGGACGAACTGCCGGAGGGGATGCGCCTTGCAGACCTGCCGTTTATCCGGCTCTGGCGCAGCAAGGGACGCGACGTTCGCACGGACACGGTAACGCTGGCCATTGATGCGTACCTGCGTGAGCGGCCTGCACAGCCGGACGAAAAGGCGGGTGAGGCGTGTGCCGAGCGGTAGCTTCCGGCAGGTGTACGTTAAGTGCCCTTTTTACCTGTATGACGACGGCGCGGGGCGCATCTGCTGCGAAGGGATCGCGCCGGAGACGACGGTGGCGACGATGTTTCGCCACCGAAACCAGCTGCAGCAGCATATGCGGATCTTCTGCGAGGACGCATTCACCTGCTGCGAGCTGTACCGCGCCGTGATGACAAAATACGACGATGACGAGGAAGGAGACCAATGATGGAAGGAAAAGAACGAAAGCGCGCGGACGATCTTCCGGCCGGCGCTGTGGAGCAGGTAAGAGAGCTGCTGCACCGGCCGCGCTCAAGCGCAGATTTTTCGCCGGCAGCGCGCTACGCTGTCAGCAGATTGTGTGACTACGCGGCGCAGGAACACGAACTGCGGGTCAAGGCAGAGGAGCGGTGTGCGAAGATGGACAGCCAAGTGGCTGATGCTTTCCACATGGTAAAGGCTCAGGAACGCACGATCGACGACCTGCGGCAACAGTTATCGTTTATGCAGCAGGCGCTGAAGGAATTGCAGCACGCGGGGGTGTGAATATGGACTCGGTAGAATTTTTTAGCGAATTCCGGCGGATGTGTAAATCGTCCAGTGATTGCGCAAAGTGTCAGTATCATGGCGACATGTGCGATAATGCCATCGAGCTTCTTGAAAAAACTGTTGCTGCGGTGGAGAAGTGGTCGCAGGAGCATCCGCGCAAGACCAAGACACGGCAGGATGTGTTTCTGGAGCAATATCCGGAGGCTCAGATATATGATAACGACGTGTTGAGAGTATGCCCCGCAGTAATTTCCACTTCACACAGAAAGGATGGAGGCGGGTGTTCAAACATGCGCAAGAAGTGTACCGACTGCCGCCGCGAGTTCTGGATGCAGGAGGTGGAGTGATGGATAGACTGACGTTTGACGGCAATTTTTGCGACATCTCGCAGTGGCGGGAGCTGCCGTGCCCGCACGGCGGTAGCTGCACACATCGCAAGGTGTGGGAAAAGCTCAAAGCCTACGAGGACACGGGGCTGACTCCGGAGGAAGTCAACGACGCTGTCGTAGGGTCAAAACTTCTGGCAAAGTCGCAACTGGTCTCAGCGTTTGGCGTTGTGGCTGAGAGGTTGCTCGAGCTGGCGGAAGCAGACAAGGACGGGCGCGTGGTGGTGCTTCCGTGCGAGGAGGCGATGAAGGATGGCAATTAGCAAATCAAAGCGTGAAGCGGTCTACCGAAAGTATAATGGCCACTGTGCGTATTGTGGACGCGAAATCTCCTACAAGGATATGCAGGTAGACCATTTTCAACCATTGGGGGCGTGGGGGATTGAGGACGCTGGAACAGATGACATTGACAACCTCATGCCATCCTGCCGAATGTGCAATCACTACAAGCGTGCAAATTCGCTTGAGACATTTAGACGGTACATCGCAGAAATCCCGCGAAAGCTGCGCGGGAACTATATCTACAAGGTCGGCGTGGTTTATGGCAATGTCATCGAGGCCGAAAAACCGATTGAGTTTTACTTTGAGGCGCAGGAAAGGATGGACGGTGACGCAGAATGAAAGGGATTACATACTGCGGTGCTTGTGCCGATTACGACATCAAAAAGCACCGTTGCAAGCGTGGAGCGAAGCTGGAAAGCAATCCGCAGGACAAGTTTTTTGATGATTGCCCGTTGCCAGATGCGGTGCCGGTGGTGCGGTGCGAAGGCTGCATGTTTTGGGAATCCGGCGAGAATGAATGCGAAAGCTGGGAGTGGTGCAAGACGCTGCATTGCGATATGCCGCCACACGCTTTCTGCAGTCTCGGAGCGCGAAAGGATGAAGAACGAAATGAACGATAAAATTCCCTATGCGGGAATTTTGGAAGATGGAATCAGAAAACTGACAGAAGGCAAAGCGCAGAATGCAGTTTTGTGCGGGCTGCTGGAAGATGGTACAACGTGTGTTGCCTATGCGAATGCGTCACCTGAAGATCTGGCGAACATTGCGTGCCATTTGCTGTCCGAAGCGTTTATGCGAATGGTTATTGCCAACATTGGCATGGTAAAAGATGCCCTTGACGAATACGAAGATGAAGAAGGAGGAGAAAGTAATGGCTAAATACGAACTGAAACCGTGCCCGTTTTGCGGCGGAAAGGCGAGGCTGATATACGTCTATCAAATGAGCGTCGTGAAATGCCCAAAATGCAAAACACTTGGGAAGGCTTTCCCTGACTATTATGAGCAAGGCGACGGTAAGGGAAAGGCAATCGAATTTTGGAACAGGAGGGTTGACAATGCCTGAATACATCGAGCGCGGAACGGCGATTGCCAAACTAACCGCATTGGAGGTCACAAAGCCGAGCGCAACAATGACAGACGCGAGGCGGCTGCTTGCGGATATGCCTGCCGTTGACGTTGAGAAAATGTCAGACGGATACCACACTTTCGCAGACTTGTATGAACAAAGGCTCATTTTGTCTGCTGCTCTTGCCAAAAATAATCCGCATGCATGGAAAAGCAAGCGGCATGAGGACGGCAGCGTTCCTTTCGGCGGGGGATGGTTCATCATGGGTTTTGACACCGACGAAGGATGTTACACATACCACTATGAGTTAAAAGACTGGGGTCTGTTTCAGTGCAAGGAGTTGGAAAAAGGAAAGCCGTGGGACGGTCACACGTCAAAAGATGTCCGGAGATTGCTTTCAATTCCTGCTGCCGACGTTGCGCCGGTTGTGCGCTGCAAAGACTGCGAATACAGCTACGACGAAATAAGCTATCTGTGCTGTTCGCACGGTGTTTGCGTTGACTGCGAAGTGCCGCCGAACTTCTACTGCGCAGAGGGGAAAAGAAAGGAGAATGACGAATGACAGCAGCAGAAGCGAAAAGGATTATACACCCCGAAACTACGGTAGAAGCGCTTGCAGAAATCAAAGACAAGAACGCAAAAGTTGCCGCAGTTGATGACGCTTGCTTGGTGGCATGCGCTGCGCTTGATAAGCAGATACCGAAAAAGCCGAGAGAAACAAGGTGCGCTTTGATGTGCGCAAATTGCGGGCACAAAATCACGGAAAAAGGCTGTAAGAAATTACATAGAAACTACTGCAAAAAATGCGGTCAGCGGATTTTATGGGAGGATGAATAATGGAAGGAGACGGTAGAGAAGATGGCTGAATACATTGAGCGGGAAGAGGCGCTCGCATTAGTGCGGCCGGATGCGCCAGAAGATGAAAAAGCCGCTGTCACAATCGCAACTACTAAAAAACTCGTTCGGAGTATTGTGCGCCGAACACCCGCCGCCGATGTTGCGCCGGTGGTGCGGTGCAAGGACTGCAAGTATTACAGAGTGGGTGTCCTGCTTGCCCCGAATAAATTCTGTTTCCGATTGAAACACCCGGTAGAAGACCGGCCTATCGGCTACAACTTTGCACCTGATGACTTTTGCAGCCATGGAGAACGAAAGGACGGTGACAGCGATGGCTAAGTACATCAACCGCGATGAACTGGTCGATTGGCTGAAACGAATCCCGCTGAAAGACCTGTCGGATGGACTCGGACTGTGCCGCATCATCACGGAGGAGGACTTTAAGCGGGCAATTCGGACGGTACCGGAATGGGCAATCGTTGACCTTGAGCCGGTGGTGTACTGCCGTCACTGCCGATCCTACAATAAGCCGCGGCTGGGATGGTGCTCAGTCCACCTCGACTGCGAAGGCCCGGACGACTTTTGTGGCTACGGCGTTCGAAAGGATGACGACGATGCCAAAGCGGATTAACCCTCGCCGGAGGCCGGCGACACAGGCGGACGTGCAGCGCGCGAAGGACACTGCGACGGCAGATGCCTGCCGCGTGACGCTGGCGATCTTTTTTACCGCGCTGCTGGATAAGGAAGGCATGGACGCGGAGCAGCTCCAGCGCATCTGGAGAGAGGTCGAGGCGCTGTCGGAGAGTGTGCGAGACGGATATGTATCAGCACCGGATCTGATCCGCGTGCTGCGGGAAGAATATGAGATCGACATTGTAGGAGGATAAAACGATGACCAGATTGGACACCCTGAAGGCTGCCGCCGAATGTGTGTGCGGCAGCCGGGAAGAAGACTACGGCAGCCCGGAGGATAACTTCTCCGTGATTGCGGGACTGTGGACGGCATACACCGGCACGGACGTCACGCCGAAGGACGTGGCAATGATGATGGCGCTGCTGAAGATCGCCCGCGCGAAAGCGGGCAGCAAGCCGGACACCTACGTCGATCTGGCTGGCTACGCAGCGTGCGGGGCGGAAATTTCGGCGCGAGAGCCGAAGCGAACCGCGAAGCGCACAGCGAGTACAACTGACTCTGCTGGAGGCACAGAGGCCGAAAAAACGGCATCCTGCGTGAAGCTGCAGCGGATGGATGGATACTATCTGGTGGACGTGGACGGGAATCCGCACCGCTTTACACTGTGGGAAACTGCGATGCAGTTTATCCGCGAGCACGCCGGTGAGCTGACGTGACGGCGGAGTTTGTGATCCCGACGAGGCTGCCGGGAATGAACGAGTACACGGACGCCTGCCGGCGGCACGCGCAGGTGGGCGCGAAGATGAAGCACAACAACCAGGAGATCGCCGCGTGGGCGATCCGGTCGCAGCTGCGCGGGGTGAAGTTCGACCGGCCGGTGGAGATCACATACACGTTCTTCGAGCCGAACCGGCGGAGGGACAAATCAAACGTCGCGGCGTTCGGTATCAAGGTGATCGAGGACGCGCTGGTGATGTGCGGTGTGCTGCGGGACGACGGCTGGCAGTACATACAGGCGTTTACGTCGCGCTTTGCGCTGGACAAGGAAAAACCGCGCATCGTGGTGCGGATCACCGACGAAGGCGCGGAATAAACGGAAAGCTCCGGGGCGGAAGCCTCGGAGCTTTTGGCGTATATTGGTGCGGAAGTTGTGCAGGATGCAGAAAATGCTGGGATAGATAATCGCGGGCGGCCTGGTGTACGATGGACGCGGAGGTGCAGGGATGGTGTACCAGGACTGGGATGCTTTGAAAATGGAATATGTCACCACAAAGACGACCTATGCGAAGTTGGCCGAAAAGTACGGCATCAGCATCAGCCAGATCAAAATCGTGGCTGCACGTGATGGGTGGACAAATGAACGCAAAAAGTTCACCGCACGCGTACAACAAAAGGCGTACAAAAAGGCGTGTAACCACGAGGCCGACCGGCTCGCGCGGCTGATCACAGCCACCACGGGCGCGATCGACGTGGCGATGCGCGCGATCGGCGACGACGAGCAGTTTAACCGATATCTGGTCGAGCGGCGGGAGAAGTATGCCGTGCCGGTGGCGGACGAGGATGCTGAAGACGGCGAGCTGCCGCCGGACGGGAAGCTGGTGACGGAGCGGCAGTGGATCGAGGAGCGCACGTACCAGAAGGTAGACACGAAGGCGCTGAAGGATCTGACGGGCGTGCTGAAGGACCTGACGGGGCTGGTGCGCGATCTGTACGGTATCCCGACGCAGGCGCAGGCCGAGGCGCAGCGCATCGCGGCCGAGCGGCTGGAGCTTGACCGCAAAAAGGCCGAGGACGGCAGCACGGACACGCACGCGGAGCTTGAGATCGTGGGCCTGCCGGAGGAGTACAAGCGATGATACTTATCGATGCAAGCAAGATCAGCGACAAGCAGGACGCATTTTTGCGCGACGAGCACCGGCACGTGGCCTATGGCGGTGCACGCGGCGGCGGCAAGAGCTGGGCGGTGCGCACGAAGGCCAAGATCCTGGGCTGCACGTACCCCGGCATCAAGATGCTGATCGTGCGCCGGACGCTCGACGAACTGCGCAACAACCACGTAAAATTTCTGACGCCGGAGCTCGCGGGCGTGGCGAAGTACAATCAGTCGACGAAGGAGTATAAATTCGTCAACGGGAGCACGCTGACGCTGGGATACTGCGACGCCGAGAAGGACCTGGGCCACTATCAGGGTGCGGAGTACGACGTGGCCTTTCTGGACGAGGCCGGGCAGCTGCTGCCGGAGTGGATCCGAGAGATCAACGCGTGTGTGCGAGGCACAAACGGATACCCGAAGCGGACATACTACACGCTCAACCCCGGCGGACCGGCGCACGGATACTTCAAGCGGCTGTTCGTGGATCGCCGCTTCGAAGATGCCGAGCGGCCGGAGGACTACAGCTTCATCCAGGCGCTGGTGACGGACAACCGCGCGCTGATGGAGGCGCAGCCGGAGTACATCGCCGAGCTGCGAAAGCTGCCGCCGAAGCTGCGCGCGGCATGGCTGGAGGGCTCGTGGGATATCTTCGAGGGGCAGTTTTTCGAGGACTTTCGCACGGAGCCGGATCTGATGGCGGCGCACGAGGCGGGCGTGGACGCGGACCCGGAGGAGCTGCGGGCGCAGCACAGGTGGTGCCACGTGATCAAGCCCTTCGACCTCGCGGCCGGAGCGTGCCGGGGATGGCACATCCTGCGCAGCTACGACTTCGGCTACGGCAAGCCTTTTTCGTGCGCATGGTGGGCGATGGACTATGACGGCGTGCTGTACCGCATCATGGAGCTGTACGGCTGCACGGAGACGCCGAACGAGGGCGTGAAGTGGTCGCCGGACGAACAGTTCAAGCGCATCGCGGAGATCGAGGATACGCACCCATGGCTTAAAGGGCGGAAGATCACGGGCGTGGCGGACCCGGCGATCTGGGACGCATCGCGCGGCGAGAGCATCGCGGACACGGCGGCGCGGTATCGCGTGTACTTCACGCCGGGCGACAACAAGCGCGTGCCGGGGTGGATGCAGTGCCATTACCGGATGCAGTTCGACGCGCAGGGGTATGCGCGGATGTACGTCTTCGACACGTGCAAGGCGTTCATCCGCACGGTGCCGCTGATGATGTACAGCCGGACGAACCCCGAGGATCTGGACACGACGCTGGAGGACCACGTCAGCGACGAGTGGCGGTATCTGTGTATGTCGCGGCCGGTAAAGCCGATGCTGGCGGCGGAGGAAGAGCCGGTGCTGTCCGATCCGCTGAATCAGATGAAGAAGCCGGGGCGCTACGGCGCGATCTGGTGATAAAAACGGGAGGTAAGTATGGATAATATCGCTATCAGCGGCGCGCAGCCGGGCACGGAGGCGCAGGCGCTCGGCGGGCAGGTGATGCCGCCGGAGGACGTGATCACGCGCGAGCAGCTGCAGGAGTTTTCCCGCGTGCTGCACGAGTACAAGGTGGGCAAGGCAAGCACCGAGCGGCGCATGATCGCGGCCGAGCAGTGGTGGAAGCTGCACAACCAGCCGGAGGAAGAAAAAAACGGGAACCAGATGTACAGGGGCTTCCGCAGCCGGAGCTCGTGGCTGCACAACGTGATCGTGAACAAACACGCGGACGCGGTGGAGTCGTACCCCGAGCCGAACATATTGCCGCGCGAGGAAGGCGACAAGCAGGAAGCAAAGATGCTGTCGGCGATCGTACCGTGCGTGCTGGAGCAGAACGCCTTCGATGCGACGTGGAGCGACGCGATGTGGGCGAAGATGAAGTACGGCACGTGCGTGTACAAGATCACGTGGGACAGCGGCAAGCTCGGCGGCCTCGGCGACATCAGCATCGAGCGCGTGAACGTGCTCAACCTTTTCTGGGAGCCGGGCATCACGGACATCCAGAAGAGCCGGTATGTGTACCACACGGAGCTGATGGACAATGAGGCGCTCGAGGAGCAGTACCCCAAGCTGCGTGGGCAGCTCAAGGGCAACGACTTTTATGCGTCGAAGTTTTTGTACGACGACAACGTTCCGACCGACCGGAAGAGCACGGTGATCGACGTGTACTACCATCGCGGCGGCGTGCTGCACTACTGCAAGTACATCGGCGACATCGTGCTGTACGCGACGGAAAATGACCAGGAGTACCGCGAGCGGGGGCTGTACGATCACGGGCTGTACCCGTATGTGTTCGACGCGCTGTTCCCGGTCGAGGGCTCGCCGTGCGGGTACGGATACGTGGACATCTGCCGCAATCCGCAGACGGCCATCGACAGCCTCGGCACGAGCCTCGTGCGCAACGCCGTGGTGGGTGCGACGCCGCGATATTTTATGCGCGAGGACGGCAGTGTGAATGAGCAGGAGCTGCTGGACACGGAGAAACCGCTGGTGCACGTGGACGGCAACCTCGGGCAGGATAGCATCCGGCCGATCGACTACAACGCGCTGCCGGGAAACTACATCAACGTCTGGTCGACGATGGTCAACGAGCTGCGCGAGACCAGCGGCAACACCGACACGGCGACCGGCAACGTGACCTCCGGCGTGACGGCGGCGAGCGCCATTGCCGCGCTGCAGGAGGCAAGCGGCAAGGGCAGCCGGGACAGCACGCTGGCAGCATACCGCGCATACAGCAAGATCGTGAATCTGTGCATCGAGCTGATCCGGCAGTTTTACGATCTGCCGAGATCCTTCCGGATCGTGGGCGAGCTGGGCATGGAGCAGTTCGTATCCTACAGCAATCAGGGGCTGCAGCCGCAGGCGCAGGGCATGGCCTTCGGCGCGGACATGGGGATGCGGCTGCCGGTGTTCGATATCAAGGTCAGCGCGCAGAAGAAAAACGTCTATACGCGCGTGAGCCAGAACGAATTGGCGCTGCAGTTTTTCCAGATGGGCTTCTTCAATCCGAGCATGACGGACCAGGCGCTGGCGTGCCTGGACATGATGGACTTTGACGGCAAGGACGGCGTGATGCAGAAGATCCAGCTCAACGGCGTGCTGGCGCAGCGGCTGCAGCAGTACCAGCAGCTGGCGCTGTCGCTGGCGCAGATCGCGCGGCCGGACATGGTGCAGGGCATCGCGGCGGATATGGGCATCGCCATGCCGGCACAGGCGGGCGCAGGCGCAAGCGCCGCGCCGAAGATGCAGGAAAGCGACGAGATCTCCGGCATCAAGGCCGACGAGCACCCGATCGCCGCGAAGGCACGGGAGGCGAGCGCGAACGCTGCCCAGCCGGGTGGCGGAGCCGTGATAAAGGGGGGCAGCAAGGCATGATCGAGATCGTGTACGACCGGATGCGGCTGCGGCTGACGGCTGACGGGCACGCGGGATTCGCCGAGGCGGGGCAGGACATCGTATGCGCGGCGGTGACAATCCTTGTGTACACGCTGGCGGCCGCCGTGGGCAACATGGACGCCGCCGGGCAGGCGCGCGGATCGCGCGTAGATCTCGGGAGCGGGCACGCAGAGATCGTGTGCGCTGCATCGCCGCGATGGCGCGCGTGCGCGAAGATGATCTGCGACCAGATCTGCGCGGGATTCGATATCCTGCGGCAGATGTACCCGGAGCGCGTGCGCTATGAGGTGCGCGGATAAAAAATTTTCAGAGATCCGAGGCCGAGGGATAGAGATAGCCCTCGGCCTTTTTGTATGCTGGAGGTGCGAGGGCGCAGGAGCTTTCGCGTGTGTACCTCCTTTCTTCTCTGTTTTCCCATCCATCTCCTTTTCTCTTGGCACCCACGCAGCGGGGAGACTGCTGCGTGGGTATCTATGCCGCTGCGAGGCGCGCTGCAGCGATGGACTGCAAGTGCCGGTGCAACTCCGGCTGGCGGCGACAGGGTCGTGGCCTACCACAGATTTTTGACGGAGGCATCCTTATGCGATTTGACATTCGGGCGCTGGCCATGCACGGCCTGCAGCTCTTCGGCGGCGAAGGCGGCGCGGGTGGCGCGGCCGGAGGCTCTTCCGGAGCGGGCGCAGGCGCAGATGGTGCGGGCGCTGCGGGCGTAACGGCTCCTGACGCCGGGGAGCGCATCCTGACCGGGCTTGGTGTCCCGGCGGACAAGATCAGCAAGCGGTCGAGGGCACGCGTATCGGCCATGCACCGTGACGACGGGGCAGCGGCAGAGGCGGCGCAGACGCAGGACGACGCTGCAAATGGCACCGATGACGGGCAGGGAATGCCGAAACGCCTGACGTGGGACGAGATCATGGCAGATCCCGAGTACAACGAGCAGGCGCAGAAGATGATGCAAAAGCGGCTGGCAAAGCTGAAGAAGTCCGAGCAGGCGCTCAAGGACCTGACGCCGGCATTGGAGCTGATGGCGCGCAAGTACGGCATCGACGCAGAGGATATCTCCAAGCTGGACGTGCAGGCGCTGAACAAGGCTGTGACCGAGGACAAGGCGTACTACGAGGAGCGGGCGGACGAGCTCGGCATCCCCGTCGAGGAGGCCATGCGTATCGACCAGCTGGAGCGGCGCAACAAGCTGCTGGAGCACCAGAACGAGCAGACGCTTGAGCAGCGCAGATTGCAGGAGCATTTCGACGGGCTGGTGCAGCAGGCGGCAAAGCTGCAGGAGATGTATCCTGGCTTTGACCTGCAGACGGAGCTGGAAAACCCGGCCTTCGCGCGGCTGACCGCGCCGGGCAGCCTGGTCAGCGTGGAGGACGCCTACTTCGCCGTGCACCGCAAGGAGATCCAGACGGCGGCGATGCAGGTGGCAGCGCAGAAGACCGCGCAGCAGATCAGCAACAGCATCCAGGCCGGGCAGCGCAGGCCGGCAGAGAACGGCAGCGCATCCCAGGCGGCATCCATTTCTGCCCCGACGACGATGTCGCGCGCGAGACGCGACGAGATCAAGCGCCGCATGAACATCGCAGCGGCGAACGGGGAGAAGCTCTATCCCGGCACGTTCTGACGTGCAGGGAGGCGATCCCCGAACAGAACACTGAAAGGGGAAGCAAACCTATGATCATGAATCTGATTACCAAGCTCGGCCTGCAGCTTTTCGCGGACGCGGGCACGCTGGTCAACGCGACCGGCAACTACGTCAACGCCTCGACCGGCACGGTGACTGCGTTCGACGCAACGCACACGCTCGCGCCGGAGCTCAAGACCTTTTACGACACCGAGCTGCTCGAAAACGCCCGCGCCGAGATGTTTTACGCGCAGTTCGGCAAGAAGCAGGCGCTGCCGAAAAACCACGGCGGCACGGTCGAGTGGCGCAAGTGGAACACCTTTGACAAGGCCGGCAAGCTGACCGAAGGTGTGATCCCGACCGGCCAGAAGTTCGGCGTGACCAAGCTCGAGGGCAGCATCAACCAGTACGGCACGTACACCAGCATCACAGATCGTCTGGAGCTGCGCGCCTACGACGACGTGATCCTCGGCGCGACCGAGGAGATGGGCGCGAGCGCCGCAGAGACGCAGGAAAAGCTCATCCGCGACGCGCTGCTGACCAACACGAACGTGCTCTACTGCGACAACCTCAGCGCGGCCGGCGCGTATATCTCCACGCCGACCTCCTGCGCCGAGATGGGCGCCGGCGGCGGCGCGAGCGCTGCTGACGGCTACGCCTACCTGACGCCGGACATGATCGCCAAGGCGGTCACGAAGATGAAAAAGGACCGCGTGCCGACCATCAACGGCAAGTATTACGCCGTGATCCATCCGTCCGTCGCCTACGACCTGCGCAAGTCCACCGAGTGGATCGAGGCGCACAAGTACGCCCAGCCGGACGAGATCTACAACGGCGAGATCGGCGAGCTGCACGGCGTGCGCTTCATCGAGAACACCTTCGCTCCTGTCCTGACCGGCACGGGCTACAAGAACAAGAGCGAAGGCGCGACCTACGCGACCTACTTCTTCGGCAAGGATGCCTTCGGCATCATCGATCCGGAAGGCGGCGCGCTGGAGATGATCGTGCACGACAAGTCCGAGATCGGCGGCCCGCTGAACCAGTTCAGCACCATCGGCTACAAGTTTGAGACCAACGGCGCGACCGTGCTGTACACCGAGCGCCTGCTGCGCGTGATGAGCACGTCTGCTTACAGCGCGACGGACGCCGCCAACTGAGGCGAAACCAATACGGCCGGAGGCGCTGCGGCGTCTCCGGCTGATATGAGAAAGGAGCGTACCCATGGCAACCGAAAAGAAGCCCGAGACCGTGGCAGAGAAGCCCGAGACCGTGGCAGAAACGATTCCGGATCCGTATGAGCTGGAGGAGATCTTCATCCCGCGCGCAGGCGCGAAGGAAGACCCGAACCTGTTCGTGAGCGTCAACGGTAAGAATTTTCTGATCCCGAAGGGCAAGAAGTCCAAGGTGCCGCGCTACATTGCCGACGAGATCCGCCGGTCTGAGCGCGCGCGGGACGCCTTCGAGGCGTTCGTGGACGAGGCTACGGCAGCCGCGCGGCAGGCAGAGTAAACCAAAGGGAGGCGGCAATCACGCCTCCCTTTTTCAGTACAAGGAGCAGAGACTATGACGATTTCGGACGCGATCACGATGGTGGACGCCCTGCGGCCGAACCAGTATTCGCAGGACATGAAGATCCGGTGGCTGTCGCGCCTTGACGGGATGATCTGGCAGGAAGTGATCCGCACGCACGAGGGCGGCACGGAGACGTTCGACGGCTACGACAGTTCGTCGATGGACGCCACGGAGCTGCTCGTCGGCAGCCCGTATGACGAGGACGTGTACAACAACTACCTGCAGGCCATGATCGACCGCGAAAACGGCGAGGCGGGCAAATACAGCCAGAGCATCACGCTGTTCAACGCGGCGTTCTCGCGCTGGCGCAACTGGTATAACCGCGCGCATATGGCGAAGGATCCCGGAGTATTCCGGTTTTGAGGGAGGGATGACAGATGCCGACATATCCGACGATTCAGGAAACGGCACGCTCGCAGCAGGTGACGGATACCTTCGGCGGCTACAACCACAACCTCAAGATCCCCGAGGGGGAATTTTATGAGATGGAGAATCTTTGCGGCGACGATTACCCGCTGCTGGCGACAAGAAAGCAGCGAAAGACACTGCAGGGTTCGGTCGAAAACCTGAAGGCGATAGTATCAAAAGGGAATAAGCTTTACTACATCGCAGGGTATGACAGCGCGACAAACACCTGCGGCTTCTATGCCGACGGCGAGAAAGTCGTGGATCTGGCATACGCCGGATCGAAGCGGTTCGTGAGCATGGGCGCGTACCTGCTCATCTGGCCGGACAAGGTGTGGTACAACACGGCGGACGGCACGCACGGGAATATGGAGAAGAAGTTCGCCGCTGCGGCGGGGACGTACCTGTTTTCTGAAACGAACGCCGTTTCCGGTCCGGACGGGCAGGAGACGATCACGGTCTATGCAAAGTGGCTGGTGGAGCCGTGCAGCAGAGACGGGAAGACCGTGTACACGACGAGTGAGACGCACAGCGTGACCTTTGGAAGCAACCGCACGGTGACACTGGACGGGATCACCTACTACTATCTCAACAGCAACAAACCATCCGCGCCGAAAAACGGGGACGCATACATCGACAACGAGACGCGAACGCCATATGTCTACAGCGACTCGCAGAAGGATTGGGCGGCGCAGGACGTGCCGGTGATGCGGCTCAAATGCAAGGGGATCGGCAGCGGCTTTGCAGCCGGCGATTTCGTGAAGATCTCTTATGTGGATACGAGCACATATTTCGGGCTGCTCGGCGGGGACAATCTCGCGGACGGCACGTACAGGGAGGTGCTTGCGGCCGGAGGCGACTATCTCGTGCTGGACGCATACGCGCCGAAGGTGGCAGTGTCGTACATCATCGACGAAGCGCCTCCCGGCGTCTATGTCAGGGCGGATATGGATCTGCCGGACATGGACTATGTCATCGAGGCGCAGAACCGGCTCTGGGGCTGCAAGTACGGCACGGTGAATGGGAAGCTTGTCAACGAGATCTACGCGAGCGCGCTTGGGCGCTTCGACGTGTGGCGCAAATATGCAGGCGTGAGCACGGACAGTTACGCCGCTTCGGTCGGCTCGGACGGGCACTGGACGGGCGCTGTGAATTATCAGGGCTATCCGCTGTTTTTCAAGGAAGACCGGATGCACAAGGTGTATGTGTCCGCGAGCGGCGCACACAGGATCCAGGAGTACACGGCGCGAGGCGTGCAGCCGGGCGGAGCGAAGAGCCTCGCGGTGGTCAACGGAGTACTGTTTTACAAGGCGCGCGACTGCGTGTGCGCCTACGACGGAAGCGGCGCGCCGACGGACGTGAGCGAGAAGCTGAACCTGAATTCGCTTTCACGGCCTGGCAGCACGACGAGCATCGCGGCGGCGTACCGCGACAAGTATTATCTCTACCTGCAGATGAATACGCCTCCGGGAAGCCGCCTGCTCGTTTTGGACACGCAGCGCGGGACGTGGTACCGGGAGAGCATCCCGGCCGGCGGCATCGTCGATTTCACGGAGCACCTTGGTTCTCTCCTATGCGGGGGAGGAGACATCGAGGAGATTGCGCACGACAACCAGATATCCGAGCTGAGCGGCACGGCAGAGGGCGACGTGGCGTGGAGCTGCGAGACGGGCCTGATCGGCTACAGCACGGTCGAGCAGAAGTACATCAGCCGGTTCAACATCCGCATGAGCCTCGCGCAGGGAGCGCACATGGACGTACTGGTGCAGTATGACTCCGACGGGCTGTGGCACAATCAGGGGCGGATACAGGGCGCAGGGACGCGCACGTTCATGCTTCCGGTGCGGCCGAGGCGCTGCGACCACTTCCGCATCCGGCTCGAAGGCAGCGGAGACGTGCGCATCTACAGCTTCGCAAAAATATTCGAGGCGGGGAGCGATGTGTATGCTGACATTTGATTACCCGCAGACGTATGCAGTGACCGGCAGCACAGAGGAGCAGCTTGCCCAGCTGCGCTCGTACATCTGGCAGCTCGTGGATATGCTCAATCAGGCAGATGACGGGAACAAGGTCGGAATCGGCGCTTCAGATACTGCCGCGCTCCGTATAGAGCTGGAAAAGCTGCGCAAGGCGCTGCGGGATCTGGAAGCAAAGAGCGGTCACGGCATTCCGAGCGGCGGCACGACCGGGCAGGCGCTGACGAAGCTATCTGACAGCGACTATGACACGGGCTGGCGCACGCCGACAGGCGGAAGCGGCGGAGGCGGCACGGTGCAGAGCGTCAACCAGGTGCTGCCGGATAACGCAGGGAATGTGCAGTTGACGCCGAAAAACGTCGGCGCTGTTGACGAGGATGAAGAGCTGACGATCCTCGAGATCATTGACATGTGGAATAACGCTTAGGGGGAGAACTATGGCGACGAAATATGCGGGGCAGAACGCCCTGAACAAGCTGATGCAGTTGGTGAAAATGGCGCTGAGTGGGAAGCTGGACAAGTCCGGCGGAACGATCACCGGGGATCTGAAAGTGAACGGGGACTTTGAACCTGTCAAGGGGCTTACGACAAGCGGGGGAGTCTATGCACAGACCGTGAGCACGCCGGTCCTTGCCTTGCACGGCAACGGGGCCGCAGGAGCAAACGCCAGCATCAACGTAGCTGGCGCAGATGCCGTGGAGGTGACTGTGCCGGACGGCGATAAGCGGGCTAAGGCGCGCATGAAGGTGGGCACGCCGACCGATGACGACGATGCGGTGACGAAGAAATACGCGGACGCGGCACATGTAAAGACCGAGGACTTCTACGTAACGTTCACACGCCAGAAAGACTCGTCCGGGGAATACAGTGATGAATACACAGCAAATCACACGGCGAAGGAAATCTACGAGGCATATCAGGCAGGAAAGCGCGTGTGGCAGAAAGACATTTACGAGCGCTTTCCAATAACGGCCTGCACGCTCCTCAATTCTGGTGAGTATATTGCCTGCTTCACGCACTTTGAGCCGGGGAATATGATGGTCAGCTACAGTGTGAACCAGAAAAGCGACACCGCTGCATCGACCGCAGGCAAGTTGGTCTACGGCCTTATCGCGCCGAACCCCGGAAGTGCGGATAACGGAAAGTACCTGACAGTGAACGGGAGCAAGATCGCTTACACGGACTTGCCGGATGGTATTACGGTCGACAGCGTTATGTCTGCATCCAGCACAAATCCTGTGCAGAACAAGGTCGTGAAAAGCTACGTGGACACGAAAGTATCCGGCCTGCAGACGGCAGATCAGGTGCAGGCCGCCATCAGCAGCGCGATCACGGGCGTGTACACGCCGAAGGGGTCGATCGCTTTCGCGTCCCTGCCGACGGCAGCGGCCGGAAACAAGGGCTGGGTGTACAACATCAGCGACGCCTTCACGACGACGGCGGCGTTCGTCGAGGGCGCAGGACATGCCTACGGAGCGGGCACGAACGTCGTGTGTGTGGACGTTGGCAGCGGCAGCTACAAGTGGGACGTGCTCGCAGGAACGATCGATCTGACGGAGCTGACGGCTGACGAGGTGCAGACGCTCTGGGACTCCAACTGACGGGGGGGATGATGCATGCAGACAAGCGGAAGTGCAGCAATCAAAAAGCTGATCCAGCTCGTCAAGGCGTCGCTGTCCGGAAAGATGGACAAGTCCGGAGGGACTTTTACGGGCAATGTCTCCGGCAAGTACTTTACCGGCACGTGGCTGCAGACTACGGAAGCAACCGACCTCGGCCGCGCACCCGGTAAGATTGCCGTTCTGGATGAGTCTGGCTGGGTGTACTATCGCACTCCGGCGGAGCTGCTGGCGGACATCGGCGCAAGCGGCGGCGGCGCGGACTACGTCGTCGAGCAGGGATCAAATAACTTTTGGACGTGGCGAAAATGGTCGAGCGGCATCGCGGAGCTGTGGGCGGTATCCGGGATTGACCAGCTGCAGATATCGTCCGCGTGGGGCAGTATGTACTATGGTACATGGATGGACCGGCCGATCAACGTGGAAGCAAGAAAGTACCCGTTCGCGTTCATTACAGCGCCGTCGGTCTCGGCGTCTTATAGCGGCGGCTCTTTGGACGCTTGGCTGATCTCCGTTTTTAAGGCCAGCGACGATCCGCTGACCAGCGCACCGGCGTATGCGCTCGCTCGGCCGAACAGCGCGACGATAATCAAGCCGCGCATCAGCTATTACGTCATCGGCAAGTACAAGTAAAGGAGGCCGCGCATGGCAAAGAAAAACTACAACGGTGTCGAGTTTGACGACAGCGTGGATTATGCCGCGCTGATGGACAAGGCGGCTGCCGCCGGAAACAACGAGAAGGCGGCCGTTCTGGAGAAAAAGCGCAACGCGAAGATCCAGTCCGGCGGCATGGACTATGGTACGACGAATCAGTACGCGCAGTACCTGCCGAAGGCGGACACGCCGTATGACACACAGACGGACTACGGCGCGCTGATGGACAAGGCCGCTGCATCCGGAGATTACACGAGCGCAGCACGGTATGAGAAGCTGCGCAACGCGAAGATCAAGGGCGAGGGGCTGGACTACGAGACGAGCGATTACTACTCGAAGTACCTGCCCGAGAACCGGTATACCTACGACCCGAGCAAGAACGACGCATACCAGCGCGCGAATGATCAGGCGACGGCGATCTACGACAAGATCATGAACCGCGGAGAATTCACGTTTGACCTGAACAAGGACAAGCTCTACCAGCAGTACCGCGATCTGTACGCGCAGATGGGGCGCGGCGCGATGGAGGACACCATGGGGCAGGCGGCGGCGCTGACCGGAGGCTATGGAAGCACATACAGCCAGAACGCAGGGCAGCAGGCGTATAACAGCTATCTGCAGAAGCTCAACGAGGTCGTGCCTGAGCTGTATACCGCAGCCTACAACCGCTACAATCAGGAAGGCCAGAATCTGATGAACCTCTACACCATGGCGCGCAGCAACGCGGACAGCGCTTACGAGCGAGACTACAACCAGTGGTATAACCGGCTGCAGCTTGAGCGCAGCGACGAGGACACGGCCTATAACCGCAAGCAGACCGAGGAGCAGAAGAAGCTCGCGCAGGAGGAAACGGACTATGAGCGCAAGCAGAACGCCTGGAGCCGTCTGTCGTCCCTGATCACGACGACCGGATACCAGCCGTCGGACGAGGAGCTGGCGGCGGCCGGGATGTCTGCCAACGAGGCGGCATATCTGCGGCAGTATTACCAGCAGCAGAAGGCAGCATCGTCAAATAAGAGTGGGGGGTCGGGCGGCGGAAGCAGAAGAAGCGGGAGCGGATACGGAGGCGGAGGAACGCAGCCGGGGAAGACGGATTCACCGTCTCCGTATGCACACAAGCCCGGCAGCGGGATCACGCACAACGACATCGACATCACGGACGCGAGCGCAGTAGAATCCGCTGCGGCCGTGGCGGGCAGAGTGAAAGAGATGATCAAGGAAGGCGTACCGATCGCGGACGTTAATGCATTCATCCGCAGCGCGTCGGAAAACGGCCTGATATCGGACGACAGCGCCATCAGGCTGAGATACATGAATAACTCCAGGAAGTGAGGGGCACGTAGATGACAGTCAAGAAAGCAGCAATCTCCATTGGCGATTGGCTCAAGAGCACGGGATTCTCCGCCGAGAAAACGCTTTCCTCGGCGCAGGAGCAGCGGAAAAACCTGCTGCAGCAGATGGACAACGCGAATGCATCGTATCTAACCGGCGAGAATCGCGGCGCGCTGCAGAACGCGTTCAGCAACTATCAGGCGACCATGAACGTGCTTCGCGGTGCCGGCTATGACACCGGAAATGACGTCGACGTTCTGCGCAGAGCCGTGCACTCGTCCTTCGATTTCCAGAACCAGTTCAAGGACGAGAATGACTTTAATGTGTCGTATGCCTACCCGACGAAATACAAGGGCAAGACCCGCACGGACGTCGATGCGGCGCTCACGCAGCTCAAGAACACGCCGGGAGCCGAGGCGGAATATGACTGGCTGAACAAGAACCAGATGAATTACTGGTCTGCGGACGAGCTGAAGGCGCAGATCGGCGCGTGGCAGAACGAGATTTCCGGCATTGAACGGCAGCGCCGGAATATGCCGCGCATGGCCGCCGGGAGCACAGACGCAGACTATGCCAAGCGGCAGCAGGAGGCGCTCGCGCTCTCGGGGCAGATCGATGAGCGAAAAGCGAAGATCGGGGAAGCGCAGAGCCTGCTCACGCGGAAGACCTACGATGACGAGATCAGCAAGTGGGACACGCAGATGCAGAAGGCGCTCTCCGACTACAGCAAGGCACTGAGTGTGAGCGAGAGCGCGAACACGGAGATGGCGTTGGCCGGAAACTCCGCATTTGTGGTGCAAAACAGTGACTACGCCACGAACGCGCGCAATACGGTGCGCAGCTTCGAGCAGCAGCTGCGTGATTACGGCTACAGTGACCAGCAGATCAACGGCATCCGCAACTACGCGCTCACGCAGCAGCACGCAAACGAGGCTGCGGAAATGGCACAGCAGGTCGCACAGGAGGCCAAGGAGCATCCGTGGCTTTCTTCCGCTATGTCTGTCGGGACAAATATGATGGCCGGAGCGGGCGCGCTCGACATCGCGGCACAGAATGCGCTGAACGGGACAGACCCGTTCACGGGCGAAAAAATGGTCGTCGACCGCTATACGAAATCCATGGTGCCGAGCACGGTGACGAACACCATCCGCGGAAGCGTTTCCGAGGACATGAGCGGCATTGGTTCGTTCCTGTACAACACCGGTATGAGCATGGCGGACAGTCTGGCGACGCTGGCCGTCGGCGGCGCGACCGGCCTGCACGGCGCGGCGGATGTGATCCTCGGCGGCGCGGCGGCATCTCAGGCAATAACGGATGCGTATGATCGCGGTGCATCTGACTCGCAGGCCATGTCGGTCGGCCTGCTCTACGGAACGGCCGAGGCACTGTTCGAGCACATCAGCCTGGATAAGCTGCGCACGTTCCACACGTCGGCGGCCGCCGGGAAGAAGACCGCGAAGACGCTGGTTAAGGATATGCTCAAGCAGAGCTTTGTGGAAGGCAGCGAGGAAGTTTCCACGGACATCGCAAACGTCATCTCCGACGCGATCGTGATGGCCGACAAGAGCGAGATCAACCAGACGATTGCCGCCTATCAGGCGGGAGGCATGAGCGAGGACGAGGCAACGCGCAGGGCGTGGCTTGATTGGCTCGGCCAGACAGCGCAGGACTTTGCCGGCGGCGCGATCTCCGGCGGCGTGATGACCGGCGGCGACATGGCGATCAACGCCGGGGTGCGAAGCGCAAATTACCGCGAGACCGGCCGGCAGATCACGGCCAACGACTACGCGGACATCCTCCGCCGCGCTGCAGAGGAAAGCGGCGACGAAAACCTCCGGAAGCTGGCCGGGAAGAAGCAGACGAACCGCAACACCGGCAAGCTTTACGAGGCGACACAGGAAGCAAATCTCACGCAGGCGGTCTCTGACCGTCTGGGTGCGCTCGGCACGCCAGAAAACGACGTGCAGGAGCTGACCGGCCTCGTGGTCAAGCAGATCAAGGGGCAGGAGCTGACGGGCAAGGAACAGCGAAAATTTGACGCCAGCAAGCAGGCGCAGCGCGCGGCGAACGAGTATGCGTCCCTGTTCACGCGGGATGCAGACCGGACAACGAACGCATGGGCGCGCAGCCATATGCGTGACGCGGTCGAGCTGGAGCGCAACGCGATCTATGGCGGGGCGCGCAAGACTGACGCAGGGCAGACGCAGACACATCAGGCGGAGAAGAACGCCGAGGTGCAGGTAAACGGTGAGACAGCACAGGTGCAGGCGCTCCGATATGATCAGGAGAGCGGCAGCGTGGAGCTGTCGGTGAAGGGCAAAAACGGCGATGTGCAGCGCGTTTCCGTGAAGGACGCCAAGCTGCCGGAGGGCACGCGCCTGCTCGCCGAGAGCGCGGAAAAATACGGCGATACCGCGCCGCAGATGTACGCAAACTACAAAAACGGGCAGGACGTGGAGCGCTACGCCAGCGCCTATGAGGTGGCATACTCTTACGGACGCGCGCGCGTGAAAAACTACGCTGTGCTCGAGAACAGCGGCGCAGCATCGTATCTGACACCGGAGCAGCGGAAATTTGCCTACGAGACCGGCCTTGCCGCAGCACGCAGGGAATCTGCCGCGAAGAATGCGGCGGCCAAGAGCGGCGAAATTAAGGCAGGCAACGTGACGCTGGAAGGCGGAAAGCTCGGAAACGTGACGCTCGCCGCCGTGAACACGGCCGGCCTGACGCGCAAGCAGACGGCGTCGATCGACGTGGCACGCAAGGTGGCCGAGGCGACCGGCGTGAACGTCGTGTTCTTCGAATCGCAGACCGACGAGGGCGGCAAGTATCTCGGCATGAACGGCGCATACCGCGACGGCACGATCTATCTGGACGTCAACGCTGGGAAAAACAACGTGGACATCGGCGAGACGGCCATCCTGAAGACGATGTCGCACGAGCTGACGCACTTCATCCAGCAAAATAGCGGCCAGTACGAGGCGCTGAAGGAATTCGTGGCGAACCATGTGCTCGAGAGCGGTGACAGCATTGAGCGTCTCGCCCAGCAGAAGATCGACAACGACTCGACAGGCGAGCTGACGATGGACAGCGCGATGGACGAGGTCGTGGCCGATGCGTGCGAGATGATGCTGCGCAACACCGAGGCCGTGCAGCGGCTGGCAAACGAGAACCGCAGCCTTGCCGAGAAGATCCGCGACTGGATCGGCGACTTCGTGAAGAAGCTGCGCGCTGCGTTCAAGGGCGACCGTGCGACGCACGACGAGGCGAGAGCCATGCTCGACCGGATGGTGGAGCTGCAGAAGCTCTGGGACGATGCGCTGGTGGACGCGGCGAAGGTGAAGGCGGGGAACGGAGTCGCAGCCAAAGGCGAGCAGCGCGAGCAGCACCAGAGCAGAAAAAAGGTTGAACGCGATGAACAAAAGCGGTACAATAAACGCAGCAAATACAGCGAAGCAGAAACGCTTTTCCTCCAGTGGGCAAATGGTTCTTCACCTGCAGGTGAAACAAAGCAGTTTGTCAGATTTGGAAAGCACCGATTCTATGAAAAATCGGTGAACGGATGCGTGGAGATAACCGCGTCACAATACGCTGAAAGAAGGGGCGTCAATAATGCAGATGACTACAGACGAGCATATCACAGAATTGATGCGGCTGCTCATAATGATGGATCTGAAGAAAAAAGAGATTTTCGAGATCGCGGCAGCCATGGAAACAACGGAGATGCTAAAAAGATTTCTCGACAAGCTGTCGGCGAAGAACTACGACATGACGCCGGAGGAAGTCTATCAAGCGTCGATAGAGACGGTGGAAGAGACAATGTAAAAGAGCAGTTCTCCCTACGCGAACCGGTGGAGCAGGTGCGCGATCTTGTCGCCGTGCATGGCCTGACGGAGCAGAACCTGCGGGGCGCGCTTGCGCTCGGCGGATTGCCGATGCCAAGTATCGCGGTCGTAAAAGCTGCGCAAGGGCACAGCAAGTACGGCCCGATTTCCATGGTGTTCGGCAGGGAGAGTATTGACCCGCAGGTTGACCCCAGGAACAAAATCTACGGCGGGGATGCCTACACGCCGACGGCACCGGCGGTGGAATATCCGGTGAACTACGACCGGATGCGTACCGTCGAAAAACGGCTCGCCAGACTGAGCGGGAAGATCGCGGGCGGCGTATTCCGAAACGACAGCGCCCTGCAGCGTGCAGGCGTCGGTGAAGAGAGCGGTATGAGCGCGTCGGAGCTGGCGGACAAGCTCTCGCGGGACGACAGCGTGCGCGCGGCCTATCTGGCCGATCGTGGGGAAACGCTCGAGCCGGTCATGCAGGCAAAGGAATTCAACCGATACGGCAATGACGCGCTGGCGAAACTGGTGCAGAAAATCGGCGTGCAGGAGCTCGCCCGCGTTGAAGCGGACATGGAAACCGGGGACTATCAGTCTGCGCGAGAGATCGAAGACACGGTGCGCCAGATTATCCGCGACAGCTACGAGGAACAGCATCGCAGATTTCTGGACCGAAAGCCGGAACTGAAGGAAAAGCGGCTTGACCACTTCATGGATAACAATGTCCATACTTCCACGGTTGAGGATTTCATCCAAGATGCGTGGGCGTTTTACGAAGATCAGGGCGCTACAGCGGACGAAGTAGACCGATTGGCTACCAGCGACAAATTGCACGAGGCGACGGATACTGAGGACGTGAAGGCGTGGCTGCTGCCACAGCTGAAATCTGTTTTTGGCGAGCCCGGCATTTACAACGGGAAGGAGCGCTATACCGCCTCTGGAGACAGACGCAGCTTTTCGCAGCTGCATTGGGAATACACGCTCGAGAACATTGTGAGTGCGATGGCGGAAACCCAGAAGGAGCGCGGCGGCCAGACGTGGGGGACGTCGGCAGGAGCTATGCAGGCTGTCAGCGCCGAGGACTTTTCCAGCATTGATGAAGTGAAGGCCGCGAGCGGCAGGCTCGGCAAAGCGGAAGGCGAGCAGTATGAAGCGGCGAAGAATGCTGTTGAAAACCTGATCGATCAAGCGACACGCACCGTTATGCGAGAGACGCGGCCGCACGCCGACAATTCGTTCGATGAAAGAGAAATTATCGGCGATGTTATGATGGAAGCGGCGAAGGGCAAGCGGACGGCACGGGCCATTCAGCAGGCTTTTGCGAAAGAGGGATATTCGGTCAGTGAAGAAACTGCTCGCCGGATTCAAGAAGTGTATAAGGCGGCGGCTGCACTTCCGACGGAATATTTTGAGGCGAAGCCGCAGAGAGCGGTCGGCTTTGACGAGGTGAAAGTGGCCATTGTGCCGGACAACATCAACTCCGAGCTGAAAGAGCAGCTTGAAAATATGGGAGTGCCGGTGCAAGTGTACCGCGCTGGTGACGAGGAGCAGCGTCTGCAGATACTGAACTCGGATAAATCGTGGCAGTTTTCCGAGCGCGAGCGCGACGATGTCGTCTCGCAGGAGATCACGTCTGCGAAGACGTCCATCAAGCAGGTCGCTGGCCTGTTCAAGGACAAGAACGCGAAGTTTGGCAAGACCAACATTGACGTGGGCGGCGGCCGCTTCAACCTCGTGACGGATTACCTCGCGGAGCGCGGCACGAAGAATATGGTCTTCGACCCGTATAACCGCGGCGTGGATGAGAACACAGCGACGCTGCGCTACCTGCAGAACGGCGGCCGGGCGGACACGGCAACGTGCGCAAACGTGCTCAATGTGATCCGCGAGCCGGACGCGCGCGCGAACGTGATCCTCGAAGTGGCGAAGTGCATCCGCGACAGCGGCACGGCGTATTTTACCGTGTACGAGGGTGACGGCAGCGGCGAAGGCAGGCAGACATCCTCCGGCTGGCAGAACAACCGGAAGACTGCGGGTTACGTATCCGAAATCGGCCGGTATTTCGACGACGTGCAGCGCAAGGGCAAGCTCATCATTGCCACGAACCCGAAACAGGATCTCCCGAAGGCGTCGTGGGAAGTGGAGCCAGGGCGCGGTGTACAGTTTTCCGAGCGTGACGACACGCGGACAGACCGCGACGTGCTCTCCGATGCTGCGGACGGCGATGCGGCCAACGTGCGCGAGATGGAGATGCTGCGCGAGTACCGCGAGAAGCTGCGCGAATACACGAACGCATCGAAGCGGCTGGAGAAGCAGCGCCAGATCGCGCTGACCGCGACCGACAAGAGCGAGCGCACGAAGGCGGCGAACCGTGCCAACAACGCAGCGCAGAGAGTGAGCAAGCTGGACGAGCAGCTCACGCGGATGCAGAACGCGAAACCGCTGCGCGAGCTGGTGGCGCGCGAGCTGAAGACGCGCGACAGTCTTGCCAAGGAAAACGCCATGCTGCGCGACCGCGTGGAGTATTGGCGCGGGCAGACGCACACCACGGAAGAAGCGACTACAGACCCGAAGGCCGTGCGGGAAGCGGCGAAGGATATCATCAAGCAAACAGGCAGCAGCATCGATGCGGACGAGGTCACAGGAAGACTGCAGGAGCTGTATGACGGCATCGCCCACGCGACGAGCGAGAACGGCTTGAGCCAGGAGAATATCTGGAAGCGCGCGTATGATCTTGCGCACGACATTCTCGACGACGTGAGCGTCAGGGACGACATGATGTATCAGGAGTACAGCGACCTGCGCGCGTATTTCCGCAACACGCAGATCACGCTCTCGCCGGCCATGCTCGGGGACTTCACGGACTTCGGCGACTTCCGCAGGCGGAACTATGGCAGGATGAAGCTGAAAAAGGGCGAGCACGGGAACGTGGACCAGATCTATGAAGAGGCGGCCACGATGTGGCCGGGACTCTTTGACTCGGAGCGCGTATCCCATCCGGGCGACCAGCTGCGGGAGATCGACGATGTGCTCAACCGCATCTACACGATCGACGAATACAACCCGAACGACCGGTATATGCATCAGGCGGCGCAGAGCGTCGCAAACGAGATCATCGAGCAGTTTTTTGATACGCCGGAGCAGAAAACGTTTGCGGACCGGCAGGCGAAGAAGCACGACCAGCAGAAGACGCACTACCTCAACCAGATCAACGAGCTGCGCAAGGCCAATGACACGCGCATCGCGGAGCTGCGGGCGCAGAACCGCAAACGGCTGCAGGAAGCCATAGCAAGAGAGCGCGAGAAACGCGACGAGCAGATCGCGCGGCTGAAAGAGCACTATGACGAGCGGGACGCAGCCGATAAGGCACGTAGGGAGGAAAGCGCGGCAGTGGCGAAATACCGCCCGCGCATCGAGCAGAAGGCGAAGCGCCTGAGCGATTGGCTGCTGAAAAACAGCGACAAGGAACACATCCCGGAGCCGTTGAAGCTGGCGGTAGGCGAGTTCCTGGAATCCATCGACTTTACGAGTAAGAGGGCGCTGGACGGCGGCGCGCTGACGAAAAAGGACATTCGGCGTTCGCTCCGGTATACTGACCGGATGCAGAAGCTGCTGGACAGCCTGCGCGGGCAGAACGATGACGGGACGAACGACCTCGGACTGTATCTGGACATCCCGGATGGATTCCTCGAGGAGATGCAGAAGCACATCAACACTGCGTCCGACATCGTCAGCCAGAACCCAGGCGAGAACGTTGTAAACCGGATGAACGGTGAGCAGCTGCAGCAGCTCGACCGGATGCTCACGATCCTGACGCGCAGCATCCAGAACGCGAACAAGCTCAAGGCCAACGCGCACTTTGAGACCGCGCGGCAGGCGGCACAGGCGACGGTGCAGGAGCTTGAGCGGCTGGGGCAGGCGAAAGGCAGAACGAAAGTCGGCGACAAGGTAGCCAACTTCTTCAATTGGGAAAACACGACACCATACTACGCGTTCCAGCGCTTCGGCGAGGGCGGCAAGGCGATCTTCGAGGCGCTGTCGTCTGGCTGGGACAAGATGGCGTTCAACACGAAGGCAGTCATGGGCTTCACGGAGCAGACATACAAGCCGGAGGAAGTGAAGGCGTGGTCGAAGGAAACGCACACGTTTAAGCTCGAGAGCGGCGAGAGCGTGAAGATGACGACTGCGCAGATGATGGCGTTTTACTGCCTCTCGAAGCGCGAGCAGGCCATCGGCCATCTGCTCGGCGGCGGTATGCGCGTGGAGGACATCCAAAACAGCGGGCGCAAGGAAAACGTCAAGCAGCCGGATCCGTTCCTGCTGACGCAGGAGGACATCACTGCAATCAACGGCGCGCTTACAAAGCGGCAGCGTGAAGTAGCGGACAAGCTGCAGAAGTACATGACGCAGCAGGGCAGCGAGTGGGGCAACCGCGTATCGATGGAGCGCTTCGGATACCGCGCGTTCACGGAGGAGAACTACTTCCCCATCGAGACGATGGACTCCGACCGAGACGCGAAAGACCCAGGCGCGAAAGAGAACGATATGTTCCGCCTGCTGAATATGTCCGCGACGAAGAGTCTCGTCTACAAGGCAAAAAACGCGCTTGTTGTGCGCGACATCTTCGATGTGTTTTCAAACCACATGACGGACATGGCAAAGTATGACGCACTGGCGCTGCCGATCCTCGACGCGATGAAGTGGTACAACTACCGTGAAAAGCAGAAGCTTGAAAACGGGCACGTGCTCACGACGACGGTTCAGCGGTCGATCGAAAAGGCATACGGCATGGATGCCAACAAGTATTTCACGACGTTCATCAAGGACCTGAACGGCGTAAACGAGGGCGGCCGCGGGGAGGGCTTTGCGAAGAAGATGCTCTCCAACTACAAGGTGGCGGCCGTGGCTGCGAACCTGCGTGTGGCGCTGCTGCAGCCGACAGCGTATGTGCGCGCGGTCGGCGTGATGAACCCGAAGTATCTGGCAAAAGGATTTGCCGCGAAGAGCGGATACAAAGAAGCGGAGGCGCACAGCGGCATCGCGCTGTGGAAGCAGATGGGCTTCTACGACACAAACATCGGCAGGGGTGTCCGCGACCAGATCAAGAACGCCGGGACGTGGAAGGACTCGACGGTCGAATTCCTTATGAAAGGCGCAGAATGGGGCGACCGGCTTACATGGGGCCACTTGTGGAACGCCTGCAAAGCGGAGGTGCGTGACAAGCAGAAGCTGACCGGCGACGCGCTGCTGAGGGCGACGGCCGAACGCTTCCGCGAGGTCGTCTACTCGACGCAGGTAGTTGACAGCACGATGACGCGAAGCCAGGCGATGCGCGCGACCGGTGTGTACGGCGCTGTATCTACGGCCTTTATGTCGGAGCCGACGCTGTCGTACAACCTGCTGCTCAAGGCGTACACGGACTACACGGCGGAGCTGCGCGCGACCGGAGGCAAAAAAGAAGCGTGGAGAAATGCAAGCGGGAAAATTGTAAGAGCGCTGGCGACCTATCTTGTGTCGGCGGCTGCTTCGGGGCTTGTTGAATCAATCGTGGACGCCTGCAGAGACGACGACGAGTACGCCACGTGGTGGGAGAAATACCTGAGCGCGCTGATCGGCGCGAAATACAAAGACGGAAAGCTTTCCGGCGTGAACCCGCTTGAAAGCAACCTGTTCATGGACGTGGATATCCTCTCGAAGCTCCCGATTCTCAAGGATTTCATGTCGATGATCTCCGGGTACGAAAACGACCGGATGGACACGGAATGGATTAAAAACCTGATCGACGCGTATCGAATCTGGGACGAGACGATCAAGCTGGAGACAGGCGATCTGGACGAGCCGACGGACGTGACGTACAACGGCAACATGACGCTGTACGGAAAGATCTACAAGACACTCAAGGCCGTCTCACAGGCGACCGGCCTGCCGATCAGCGCGGCGAGCCGCGAGGTCGTAACGCTCTGGAACACCATCGCCGGAGCTGTAGGCAAGGGCGACGAGTGGACGATCCACACCTATGACTCCGGGCCGGAGAACCAGATCAAGTACGGTCTGAGAGACGGCTACCTCACGCGCGAAGAGGCGCAGCAGTTGCTGGTCGACAAAGGACTCGCGGACAACGAGGATGATGCGTACTGGAAGGTTGACAAGTGGGCGACCGGCGAAGGAAAGTACGACGAGGCGCTCGCTGCGGTGCTCAGCGGCGACAAGGCCGCATTTGATGCGCAAGCCAAGGAGCTGAAAGAGCACGGCATCGGCGAGAAGCAGCTGCAGTCTAAGGTACGCTCGCAGACGGAGAAGTGGTACGTCGGCGACGACGACGGAAAACGCTCGGTCACGAAGGAGCAGGCGCTGAAGATCCTGCAGCAGTACGGAGGAAAAGATGCCGACGAGGCGCAGAAACTGGTGCAGGAGTGGACGTGCAAGGTCGTGACCGGCACGGACTACGACGACATCAAGGATCTGTATCTCGACGGGAAGCTCACGCGGTCTCGCGCGGTAGACATGATGGTGCGCTACGGCGGGATGAAGCAGGAGGACGCGCAGAACAAGATTGACACGGCGGACTTTGTCAAGGCGCATCCGGAATGCGACGGCATCAGCGTTGAGGCCGTGCAGAAGTACAACGAACAGGCAAAGCCGGCCGGGCTGGATGCGGGGACGTTCTGGGAAGCGTATCAGTTTAAGAACGACGCAAAGACGACGCGCGACAGCAACGGCAAGGCCATCAGCGGGCAGGGCGCGATGGACAAGGTGGCGGCGTATATCGACGGGCTCAGCATCAGCAGGGAACAGAAAAACGCGCTGTTTTTGTGCTTCTACAGCCAAACCTCGCTCAACAAGATCCGCTGGAGCAATTAAATCTGAGGAGGGATAGAAATATCCCTCCCTTTTTTATATTGTAGAAGCAGTGGAAGGGAGGACATCATATGACTATCACAATACGCTCGACGAACCGATCGAATAAGGAGGCGCTTAAATGGCCGAGGATGAATGGGCTTGAAATCATCTATGAGAAGTGAAAACAAGGAGGCGCAAGACGGAGGTGCTATATGGATCATGTAATCACGGATAATCGCGCGTTGGTGCCCACGGAGATCATGGTAAGCGCGGCGATCATGGCAAAGACCGACACGGAGATCGACACAGCGCTTGGCCGCGAGCAGGCGGCCGGCACGATCATCTACACGGCAGGGTACGATCAGATCAAGCAAAAGGCGCTCGACGGCAGCTGGGCGGAGGTGCTATCACGGACGGCATCGTCGTTACGGCGCGGGACGCGGATGGGCTTGTCGCGGCGGCGGACGTGTATTTTAGCCACATTCCGACAGGCGTTTTTGGCTTTACTTACACGGGCAGCAGCACAGGGGCTTTTACGATAATGGCGCAAAAAGCGCAGACGATCAATTTTAAGGTTCCGGTGATCAGCGTGGACAATGGCGCTTTCCGTGGCAACAGAAGCCCGGCATCCCAAGTTGAAAAGATTTTCCCAACGATAACAAAAGATGGCGACGGGTCTTTTACGAACTCGCTGATCGAAAACGCATATTTGCCGCTGCTGGTGGATTCATATGGGAACGAGTTCGAGGGATGCAGCCAATTGCGGACGATTAACATTCCGCTTGCCAAAGGTGAAATAAAGCAGTGGTTTTGCTCTAATTGCACAAGACTTACTAGTCTATACGCCCCGAGAAAAACGGTTATAGGCACCAAATCCATCAACTATTGTCGAGCCTTGAAAACCGTTGAGGTGGGAAGTATTGGCTACGCGGTCACAGCAATCGAAAATCAGGCATTTTTGGATGACACACAGATTGAATTGGCGATTACCATCTATACAAGTGGCGACTATGTCGATACCGCCATGGCTAATATCCGCAACGGCGCGACGAGGGCGACCATCATCATCAAGGCGGCGGAGGATACGACATACAACGGCGCTGCCTATGCGGCTGGTGACACCATCCTGACATCGACACCGGAGGCGAGTACATGACACAGCTGCCTATCATCTACACATACGGCGACGGCACAGCGCGCCGCCGCATCAATTTACTGGCCGGTGACGGCAAGCTGCTGACTAACGACGGTGGCGTGACGACCTACACCTGCGTCGACGTAGACACGACCGACGGCTGGGCGGAGATCGACGCGCCCGGCGAGGAGATCAGCGACACGGAGGCGCTGCGGATCATCACGGGAGGTGCTGCCGATGACACGCAATGACGCGATGGCTTACCGCGCAGCGATCGATCTTGCTGCGCAGGCGCTGGACGACACCAAGGCCGTGAAGGCACAGTGCCTGTACCCGGACTTTGCGGTAGGAGTCCCTTACACTGCCGGAGACCGAGTGGTGTATGACGGCAAGCTGTACAAGGTGCTGCAGGCGCACACCAGTCAGGCGGACTGGCTGCCCACAGCTGCGCCGTCGCTTTTTGCTGAGGTGCTGCCCGGGCAGGGCGGCACCGGCATCGGCGAGTGGAAGCAGCCGGACAGCACGAACCCCTACCAAAAGGGCGACAAGGTGACGCACAACGGCAAAACATGGGAGTCGACGGTGGACGACAACGTGTGGGAGCCCGGCGTGTACGGCTGGACGGAGGTGTAAGGGATGGATATCATCGAGGCTTTTGCCACGAAAAACAAGTGCTACCAGGTCGGCGCGCCGCTGACGCCGCAGGGCATCATGCTGCACAGCATCGGCGTGCCGCAGCCTAACGCGGCGGTGATGGCACGCAGCTACAACCAGTACCAGCCGGGCGGGAGGAGCGTGTGCGTGCACGGCTTTATCCAGCGCGACGGGACGTACTACCAGACGCTGCCGTACACCATGCGCGCGTGGCACTGTGGTGGCGCAGCGAACGCAACGCACATCGGAATCGAGATGACGGAGCCTGCGTCCATCGTCTATACCGGCGGCGCGAGCTGGCGCGACCTTGACCCGGCTGCGACCGAGGCGCACGTGCGCGGGACGTATGCCGCTGCCGTGGAGCTTTTTGCGCAGCTTTGCACGCAGTACGCGCTGGACCCGCTGGCCGACGGCGTGATCATCAGCCACGCCGAGGGCGCAGCAAGAGGCATCGCCAGCGCACACGCAGACCCCACACACCTGTGGCGGGCGTTCGGGCTGACGATGGACGGCTTTCGGGCGCATGTCGCGGCCAAGATGGCCGCGGGAAATACAGACGAGGAGGACGACATGGTAAGATACGACAGCATTGATGACGTGCCTGGCTGGGCACGCAGAACAATCAAAGAGATGATGGACGCAGGTCTGATCGCCGGTACGGGCGGCGGCAAACTCGGCCTGAGCGATGATATGCTGCGGATGCTGTACATCATGTGGCATATGCGCGATACGCGCTATGGTCGCATCGTAGACGGCAAAGTGGTGGACGTGCCTGCATGGGCGCAGGATGTGGTGCAAAAGCTTGTCGACGACGGTGCGCTTGCTGGCGTAGGCGATGGAAAGCTGGATCTGTCGCTGGATATGCTGCGCACGCTGGCCGTGTGCCAGCGGATGATGGGCGCCGCTGGCGGCGGAAAGTGAGGCGCGTATGTCGGAGGTTATCCTTGCCGCGCTGATCAGCGCGGCGGCCGCCATTGTGGTCGGCGTCATCAACAGCCGCGCGCAGCACAGCAAGCTGATCGCGGAGCTGGACAAGCGCGACGAGCTGCAGGCGTATCGCATCGGGCAGCTGGAGCGCAAAGTGGACAAGCACAACCAGGTCATCGAGCGTACATATAAGCTGGAGGAGTGCACCGAGCTCCTCGGCGAGCGCATCAAAGTGGCCAATCACCGGATCGATGAACTGGAGCACAAAAATTAAGAGGAGGACATCATTATGGAACTTGGTATTGCATCTGTGGCGGCGATCACCGCCATCGCGTATCTGCTGGGCATGGCCGTCAAGGCCACCAGCGTGGCCGACAAATGGATCCCGATCATCTGCGGCGTGGCCGGCCTGATCCTCGGCGTCTCCGCGTGGGCGATGGGCGTGCCGGACTATCCGGCGCACGACTGGCTTAACGCTGCGGCCGTCGGCATCGTGTCCGGCTGGGCGGCGACGGGGCTGAATCAGAGCGTGAAGCAGCTGACCGAGAAATAATAATTAAGAAACGCCTGGGAGAACCAATGTTCTCTCAGGCGTTTTTCATCAAATAAGAGTATGAAACAGAGTTTGAAATAGGACTAAATTTGTCTGCATTTCACTGCATTTTTCACTTTTAGGGCAAAAATCAGAGAACCGGAAAACACTGATTTATCAGCATATTCCGGCCCTCTTTGGTCCGAGTGAGAAGATTCGAACTTCCGGCCTCTTGAACCCCATTCAAGCACGCTACCAACTGCGCTACACCCGGATATTTTATTTGCTCAAATAATATAGCACACCGCGCAAAAAAATGCAAGAGGGAAATGCGGCTTTTGGGCAGAAAGTTTTTCGTTACATTTCTTTACGATTGCATCAGAATTTCAAATAGATAGGTTTCGAAATAATCATAAATTTTTTAAATAAATAAATTGAAATTTGTATAACTAAAATCTCAACTTTCCTTATTTTATGCGACTTGGCGGTATG